TTTTGTTTTAGTTGTAAGGGTGGTTACCCACAACGTGGTAAGAAATACGACCAAGCAACCTTGGAGGAATATCCTTTGGGTAGTTCATTTAATGATGATGCAGGGGTGGTGACACGAGAGTCATTACCTAACAGCTTATACAAATTCGTTCCTATGCGTGGTATCACTTCACATACGATGGAGTTCTACAATGTACGTACACTATGCAACAGTGGTGGTGAGCCACTACAACAGGAGTACATCTACCCTAGTGGTGGTAAGAAGATTAGGCGACTGCCTAAGACCTTCTCCGCATCAGGGCTGCGCTCAGACGAACTGTTTGGGATGAACCTCTTTACGGCTGGTACATCCAAGATGGTTACTATCACAGAAGGCGAACTAGACGCTATGAGCGTGTGGCAGATGCTTGGTGGTAGCCAGAGCCGCTACCCCAACCCTGTAGTCTCACTACCCAGTGCCAGCCCTTCCAAGAACATCTGGAAGAACGTTATGGACTGGCTCAACAGTTTCGAGAAGATCATCCTTTCAGTTGATACGGACGGCCCAGGAAATGACATGGCCCAACGCATCAACAACTTGTTTCCTAACAAGGTCTACCGTGTAGATCATAGGAACTACAAAGACGCTAACGAGTTTTTGGTAGCAGGGAAGGGGGCAGACTTTAAGAGTGCATGGTTCAACGCCCAGCGCTTCATGCCTGACAACATCCTTCACAGTGCAGATGATCTGTTGAAGTTGTTTGATGAGACACCCGACCACAGCTACGTGCCAACAGGCATTGAGGCCTTCGACAGCAAGGCCCTTGGGCTTATGCAAGGGCACTTCACAGTGTTCAAGGCCCCGACTGGTATTGGTAAGACAGAGCTCATGCGCTACCTTGAATGGAACTTCATTCAGCGTGGTGTAACCTTTGCAACCTGGCATTTAGAAGAGACTAAGCTACGCTCTATCTTGGGGCTAGTCTCCTACGACTTGAAAGAGAACCTGACACGCAAGGACTTGATTGAGGAGAAGGGTAAGGTCGATCAGGTCAGGGCTTCGATCAAGAAGATTGCAGAGGGCGAGAGCTTCTACCAATACTTCCTGAAGGAGCAACAAGGAGCTGATGATCTAGTCTCCCAGATACGCCTGATGAAAGAGGCATACGATTGTAAGTATGTGTTCTTCGAGCCCATCCAAGACGTTATCACGGTGGGTAGTGAAGAGAGCAAGGAGAGCGCACTAGCAGAGTTGTCTGTACGTCTCTCTAAGCTGGCAGCAGACCTGAACGTAGGTATCGTGACAATCGCCCACACTAACGAGGATGGAGACATCAAATACTGTAAGATGGTAGGACAGCGAGCATCTGTTATTGTTCGCCTCGACCGAGATAAGGACGCGGAAGATGAATACGACCGTAACACTACGAAGCTATACATCGAGAAGAACCGCCCCGCCTCAGTTGAGGGACCAGCAGGGGAGCTGTTCTTTGACATCAATACGTTCTGCATGGAAGAGATTTGATGATCCCTGCGATGATGTAGCACACTGGTTCAAGGAGGGCCCACTATGACTGAGTATGTTTTTGACATTGAGGCCGACAACCTCCTCGATGACGCTACCAAGATACACGTACTATCATATGCTGTCCCTGATGGGGCGGTAGTATCCACCACAGACTACGATGAGATGCGTAGTTTCTTTCTGGATGCTGACAGGCTGATTGGGCACAACATTGTCCGCTACGACATCCCGTTGGTAGAGAAGCTGCTGGGTGTTAAAGTCAAGGCCGATCTGGTAGACACCTTGGTGTTGTCATGGTACTTGAACTTCAACAGGGTTCGACATGGCCTCGCCCAGTACGGTGACGAGTATGGCGTTCCCAAGCCTGTAGTTGACGACTGGGAAAACCTTAGTGTTGCAGAATACACACACCGTTGCGAGGAAGACGTCAAGATCAACCTCAAACTGTGGCAACAACTAAACAAGAAGCTGAAGCGCCTGTATCACGACGAGGAGAAGGAGGAGCGCATCGTTCGCTACCTATCCTTCAAGATGCAGTGTGCAGCCACTCAGGAGGCCTTAGGATGGCGCTTAGACGTAGTTAAGGCTCAGGCCCACTACGACAAACTAGAAGCACTGAAAGTTGAGAAGGAGGAGGCACTAGCAGACGCGATGCCAAAGCGTATCCTGACACGAAAGATGAACCCACCCGCCAAGATGTATAAAGCGGATGGTGAACTCTCTGTAACAGGCGAGCGGTGGCTCCAAGCACTGGCAGATAACTACCTACCGCCCTCCACTAACCAACCCATTACAGTGCGTACTGGCGAGGAGAAGGGCAACCCTAACAGCAATGATCAGGTAAAGGATTGGTTGTACGACCTTGGATGGAAGCCAAGAACATTCAAGTACATTCGTGGTGAGAACTACGGTGAAGAACGGAAGATACCACAAGTAAGGAAGGACAGCGAACTATGCGAGAGCGTACTAGAACTAATAGAGGAGCACCCAGTAGTGGAGCTTCTGGATGGCCTAACAGTCATCACACACAGGTTGTCAGTCTTAAAGGGCTTCCTGACTAGCCATAAGGATGGCGTGCTAAAGGCTGAGATAGCAGGACTTACGAACACCTTCCGCTTCAAGCACATGAAGCCTCTGGTTAACCTACCAGGCGTAGACAAGCCTTGGGGCGAGGAAATCAGGGGTTGTTTAATCGCACCTGAGGGCTACACTTTGTGTGGTTCCGACATGGTGTCCCTTGAAGACACTACCAAGCGCCACTATATGCAACCTATAGACCCAGACTATGTGGCAGAGATGTCACGGGAGGGCTATGATGCACACCTTGACCTTTGTAAGTTTGCTGGGGTAGTTACACAAGAAGACATTGACAAGCACAACACAGGGGAGAAAGACCTTTCAGCACTACGTAAGAAGTACAAGGCAGTCAACTATAGCGCAATTTATGGTGTAGGCGCAGCAAACCTTTCGCGTACAACAGGTATGAAACAGCGAGAGGCTAAGAAACTTATCGAGGCTTACTGGGAGAGAAACTGGTCAGTCAAGAAGGTATCTGAGGAACAAAAGGTAAGGACTATAGGAGATGAAACATGGCTATTGAATCCAGTGTCGGGCTTCTGGCACAACCTACGCTCCGACAAGGATCGTTTTTCTACACTGAACCAATCAACGGGGGTCTTCTGCTTTGATACTTGGATCGCAATCCTTAGCACTGGTGGGCTGTGGCCTATCGGACAATTCCACGACGAGGTCATCCTAGCTGTCCCTAAGGGGCAAGAGGAAGACACAAAGGCACATCTGAAGAGAGCAATCAGCATGGCCAACAACAAGTTTAGACTAAACGTACCACTGGACGTAGATGTTCAGTTTGGTAGTAATTACGCTGAAATCCACTAGGAGAAATACACAATGGCTACTAAGACAACACTTATCGCAATGACTGGCTTCGTTACATACGCAAAGGTCTTCAACGAGAATCTCGACAACAATATGGATTTCCATGAGAAGACAGAGGGTCAGTTTAACATGAACTTCTACCCAGAGACTGAGGAAGACTTCGATGCTTTCTTTGCGGCGGGTGCACCACAATCCACAATGGGTCACGACACAATCAAGATGGGCGATACCTCACTGGGTATGGGGGGTAAGTACATCAAGCTGAAGCGTCCCAACAAGCACCCATCTGGCATCGAGGACTTCGGTGGTGCCCCTAAGGTATTCGACCACACAGAGGGCGAGAGCCTCAAGAAGTGGTCATTCACTGAAGACGGTGAGCTTGGTAACGGCACTAAGGTTGCAGTTAAGGTCTCGATCTACGGTGAGGGCCCACGGGCTTCCATTCGCTTGGAGCGCCTTGCAGTCCTCAACCACGTAGCCTTTGATGGGGTTAAGTCGGACGACGGCGTGGATCGCTTCTGATGCAGGTATCAACTACTATCACATACACTGAAGAAGAAGACGGCTTTAACCACGAGATTACATTGCGACAATCTCAGGACGAGTTCAACGCCACCGACTACCTACGACATTTCCGAGAGCTTCTCTTGATTGAGAACATTGGGGTCCATGGCATAGCGGTTGAGTTGCCGTCTGGTGAGGTAGTTTGGGATGATCCCTTCTACAACTAAATAAACAAGGAGAGAGCTATGGAATACCTTTTGGAAATCATCGTTGTTATGCAGTGTGGTGTCAC